AGTATGTCCTATAACTAAACCATTGCTACATACTAATCTAAATACACCAGCTAAGAATGATAGTTGTGTTGTCGCATTGTAACTATTAACTAATATTATCTGTGGGTAATGTTCTTCTCCTTTATTTGTCTCTACTTTTTGATTAGTAAGATTCCAAGTGTAGGTTGTTTTGGCACCATTAGAAAATTGTCTTGACCCTACAAAATCATTCTTAATTTTCTTCTTTTTAAATATTTTTAATACTTTATCTACAACATCTTTATTTTTAATAAGCTTATATGAATCAGTTACACAACTTAAAATTTCATCTGTGTCTTCTCTCATAATAAACTTATAACCACTTTCATTTCCTTTGCCTGTATATATAGTATCTTCTTTTACTGGAAAGAATGTATCTTTCATTGTTTTTCTCCTTTTGTTTTTTTATTCTACGAAACCTAGTCTATCTCTCATTTCGTCAATTAATTTTTGCATTTCTTCAAATTCTTCGTACATTGCTTCTGAAAATGATTCTAATGCTTCATCTATCAATTGATTTACTTCTTCTGCTGTTAGTTTCTTTTTTACTGGATTTGCTTTTACTGTTTTTACTTTTGTCATTTTTATTCCATTCTATTAGTTTAGGTGATGTACCAAATTTCTTTTTTTGATTATCTTCGTATTTTACCCAATCTTCTTCAACTGTTTCAACCATTTTTATAAAATAGTTAAATCCCTTACTTTGCCAAAAATAACCTTTTGTAATGTATATGTTATATGCTCTGTTAATTGTTATTACAGGATAGTCTGATATTTTTTCAATAAAGTTATAAATAGATTGTTTTTTATTTTCTGAAGGAATATTTCTTCTTATTTTGTCAATAATTTGTTTTACTAATTCTTTATAACTTTTATCCTTATCTTCCATTAACTTTGCTATTTCGTATTCACTTACTGGTTGTATTTTTTTCTTTGCTTTAAATCTATTACTACAATTAGGGCAAGTTACGTACATTACCTCTCCTTTCTTGTTCTGTATCTATTTGTAACTTTTCTAACAGTCTTTCTAAATAAACACACATATCCATACATTCTTCAAGTGCTTCAGTAACCCATTGTATATTAGATTTATTTACTTGGTGTATTTTATCTCCATGTTTTTTATTAGAAAATATTGCTCTGTCTGAAAACTTACGCATAAGATTATTAACAGTTTCATCTTCACACATATCTGGTTTCATGTCAGCTGCTTGTTCCATAGAAAATTTTTTCATTTTACCCAAGACCTTCCTCCTCTCTAATTTTATTTTCAATTTTTGTTAAATCTTTTGATAATGCTCTAAATGCTGTAATTGCATATTGGTCTGGTGTTTCCCATAATTCATTAGATGTCCATTCTGCATAAAGCATATTTGTTTTTTTAGTTACATATAAAGCTCTAATTAAAAGTCTAAGTTCGTTTTTTGTAAATTTAATAGTTACTGATTCTAATTGTTTTGTCATGTTTGTTTTTCCTTTTAAAATTTTGGGTTTTGAATAATGCCCACAATACCAAAGTTAACATTATTTGTAGCCAAAACCCAGCCAACTCCAGATGAACATTTTATTATTGCCACCTGTCCTCTTGCTACATAAAAGGATTTAATTTAAAATGGTAAGTCTTCTTCCATTTCTTCTTTGCTTACTTTAACACCATCTGCCCATGAGTCTACTTTATCAACTTTCCATGCTGTTCTTACTTCTTGTTCAGCTTCTGGCAAGTCTTTAGTATCTTTTGTAACATAAGTTTCAGATTTTAAAGTAATAAATACAGGTAAACCAACTACATCTTCTTCTTCTATTAAAGGTAACTTTCCGTCTTCTTTAATTTCTATTCCGAGATTCTGTAATAGGCTATAATATCTACCATTCTTACCTGCTGACTTTTCTTCCAAGAATAAAAAAGTTCCATTATCACGAAACTGCTTTCCTGATAGATGTTTGCATGGTGCAAGTACTTGCTTACCATCTTCCATTACAGGTATCTTGTTGTTACTAGAGTCTAAAGCATATTCATATCCATCCATCTGAAACACAGGTTGCGTTACGTTAGATACATCTTCTGCTATATCATAAGACATATTAACAACAATAGCTTTACCTGCTTTAGTATTAAGTTCTCTTTCGTAAACAGAACTAATATGTGCTGGATATTTACCAGCCTCTATTGGCAAGTAACTTTGTTTTGACTTATCGAATGTAGCACCTACATCTTTCATTTATTTTTCCCTTCTGTTGTGTATTTGTTTACTAGTTTGTCGTATTCTGATTGAAACTTTAACATCTCTTCAGATGCTTCAAGTCCTCTACCTCCACGAAAATAAAGACTAGGTGAAACAAATGTTCCATTTTTAGTCTTCATAAACCTTCTTGTTGTAG